TTTTTAAGATTTCCATATATTTTTCTGATTTGTGATTCTACAAATAATTCTAAATCTTTTATTACTATTTCACTTATTGTCTCAATTTCTTCACATACTTGAATTACATCATTATAACTTTTACTATCTTTTACTGTTGTTCCTCTTAATACTACATCTGGTGCGTTATTATCTAAAAATCTTACGATTTGTTTTTTTATTCTATTTTCATTATCAAATGACTTTGAATGGTATTGTTCGGGCATCTATACAATATCATTTTATTTTATTTTATTTATTTTTATTTATAACTTGCTTTAGCTAATTTCATTGCTTCACGATACGTTACTCCGTGTTTTGACGCATATGCTTTAACGTGCGAAATCCATTTATTTGGTTTTGCTCCTCCTTCAATAACTTCAACTGCTTGTTTTGTTAATGCTTGTTTGATTGGTTTGAGGTTTTTATTTAATGGTTTCACAGCATTTCCTACAGTTCGTAAAAGTTTGCTTAAACCTTTCTTTTTCTGATTATATGCCCGTCCCGCTTTTGGAACAGCTGGTAAATCAGAATAATCTTCAACTGCTTCAGCATATACTGGTTCACCCGAATATTCACCATAATCTTCTACCATTTCAACTGCTTTTTTTGTCATCGCCTTTTTAAGAGGTTTAAGGTTTTTTCCAAGTGGCTTAACTGCTCTTCCAAATGTCCTTAATGCCTTCGCCATTCCTGTTTTTTTAACAGTATTAGCACGTCCTGCTACATGACGTGCCTCTTGAAACATTGATTTGTTTGCTAAATACGCACGAGGTTTAAATTCATTAAATACCATTTGAGGACGATTACTATTTGCTTCTTGTGAGACATATTCTAAAATTTGTCTTGCGATAGATCGGTTATAAGGTGTATCTACGGGCATTATAAATATAGTATTATATTTTATTTTTTTTTATTTATCGGTAAAGACCATCTAACTTTCCACGACCTCCCGATACTTGTCCAGCCGATACAGCACCTGCCCGTTTAAGTCTCATAAAATGTTTCATATCACGAACTGCTCCACGATTGAGCATCCGACCACCGACGACTTTATCATTGATTTCAACACTTGATACAGCAGATTCTTTTTTAGCATCAAGAACCATTTGGCGTGTTAGAATACCAGTGTATGTAGAAGAAACACCCATTTCTGTTACTAATATGCCGTCATTCACACACATAATAACAAGTTCGGGAATACACGCATCATAGTATTTATTTTGAACTGTCACTTGAATTTGGAAATTGAATTGACCAAGTGATCCTGATGTAATATCTACGGGAAGTGATAGATCATATGCTGGATCAAGAACAAGAACCGAACCACCAGTTCCTACTAAATCAATCCCACTTCCTGCTCCTGCTGGAACATAAGACATTACAGCAGAACCAGCAAATTGTTTATACGAACCACTGAAACCATTACGACGACTCATACGGAAAAGATCTTCTTGACTTGCGGACGAAAGAAGACCTGACGCATTATTAATATTTACAGATATTTTACTAATAGGTAAGAATGTAGCAGTAGATGTCCAATCTTGCGAACTCATTTGTTTACGAACGCAAATAACAAATTGAGAAGGCATTTGAGAAAGTTGAAGATTTTGCGAAGTAATCTGAACCACACCTTGAGCTGCTAAAGAAGGTTGATTACTGGTAATATAACGGGGAATATCTTGGTATGGTGTTACACATTTAGGACTTGGATGGTCAGTTGCCGAAAGAGAAAGAAATTTAAGTAGCATATTTGGGCTTGATCCACCTGCGGTAAACATATTACCATTTGTTGCTGAACCTGCTAAAAGTCCAGTAATATATTGACTTGACGATGATAGAATACGATTAAGATCACCAATATTGAAATTTACACTAATAGCATTAATTCCAATAAGACCTGACGCATTTGCTACTGGTTCGCCCCATGTAAATGGTGACATAAATACTGGTTCAGTTGTGGTAAAACTTACAGTAATTACCCAAGTATCAGTAGACGCAGTAGAAATAAGACTGGTATCAGTTCCTCCAGCAGTAATATAATGTAATACTGAAAGAACTACTGGGAAACCACCACGAGGTTGAAGTTCGCTATTATAGGAGGCATTTCCATAACCTGCTAATACATTATTATTTGTACCTTCGCCAGTAGCATATTCAGCATAATCTCCATCTGGAAGAGATGGACAAAGATCATTATACATTGCTAATTTAGCCCGATCATTTAATTGAAGAATTTGGGGTAGAACATCCTTAAGATTACACGAAACAGAGCAGTTATTAATGGTTGCTTGAGAAGTTGTTACAGTTTGGGCAAAAGGAAAGGGAGCAAGAGCGGTGTCAATACCCCATTGAAGACAAGGCGAAAGGGTTGGAACACCCCCACACGAAATCCTAAAGGTCATTCCAGTTTGAACTAAAACGTCTCGTCCTACACAAATTGATTCACTTGGTAATTGAAGATTGTAAATGACCGACGAGTTAGAAGGAGAAGTAGAATTAAACGATTGGTAGGTAGTAGACGACGCACCACTTTTTACTTGATAGACTAAATCAGAAGTTAGGTCATTAATTGTTGCGTCTTTTACGAGGGCTGTCTTAAACGAAGAATCCATTATATATATTGTAAAAGAAATTATTTATTACAAAATACATTTAATTCAATTCTATTTTCCCTTATAGGTTGATTTCTTAAAAAAGGCGATTTTCATAGAAACAGCCCCGCCTGATTGTAAAAAGAATGGAGATAATGAACCATTTTTAAGACGATAAAAGATATTAAGGTCTAAATTTTGTAAAGGAGCATTACCTGTCATTGAAATTAGTCTATACTGTGCCGATGGATTATATACTAAATTTGGAGCATAAAGTCCTGTTTCAGATACAATGTCTGTAATAATATTTGCTGTTGCTGAATTATTACCTGCGTAATCTAATATTTGATTATTATTATATACTAAAGGAGTTGATACCTGATTGGATTGGATTGGTAATGTATTACTTGTAAATACAATCGCTGTAATAGGTGTCCACGCAGATGTTGTTGAATATTCCTGAAATAATTGAATACTAAAATAACTTAATAATGGATCTGTATTTGGTACAAGTATTTTCGCACTATTTGTGCCTCCAATATCAACAATTAATAATCTATAATTTAATCCATTTAATTGGGAATATCCTAAATATTTTGCTGGGAATGAACCAAAAATCGCATATAGCGGGGCATTCATATATAACTCAATAACTGGTGTAGATGGTAATACTACATTTAAATCATAAATAGAACTATCGGCATATATAATTGCTGAATTTGCTGTTGAATCCCAATTTATAATCGGAGCATATTGAGCAGATGGATTTAGTCCTCCTCCAGCAGTAATTGCTAACTGAAGACCAACTAAACATTCTTGATAGGCTTTATATACTAAATAACACCACCAACTATATGAATAACAATAATAATATCCTGTAGAATTATCTTGTAATCCATTAAACATTTCACTTGGTGGAAGTGGGACTTTTGCTGACTCATCTTGATTTTCCCACATCACATATTGCTGAAATACATATGGGGTATATGCCTCTGTTCCCGACGGTTGTGAATAATCATTAAAGGTCATAGAAACCGAATAAATAGTTAAATTCGCATCTTCAGAGTTTGGTTGAATGGATGGAATAAATATTGGGGCTAATCCTGAATCCATTGTAAATCTGATAATAGATAAAAAATAGTCAGATGGGTTGTAGATGAATGGTATGGTTCTGGTTTCATTGTAATAGAACGGTTGGGGTGCTTCGCTTGTAGATTGGAAGTTATTGATAGTTAAATCATAATATAACTGATCTGCTCTTGAATCGTTTAATGTTGTGTTTAATTGAGACATATATATATATGAATAATATATTATTAAATAATTTTAATAATAATTATTATGGTTGATGTTGATATTGCTTGGATTGTATTTTGTATTTGCTCCGACATTAATTTTGCTCTGTCTCTGTGGCGGTTGCTAAATATTTAATATGTTTTTTAGTTTGGTTGTGCGTGGATTTATCACTTTTTCTTAAAACTGATCCACATTCACAAGTATACTTTTCTTTATGTTTTTCTAAAATTTCTTCTTTTTTTAAATCATAATAGTCTTTTGAATTTTCTAAATTTTGTTCTTTTTTTTGTTCTTCTGTTGTATAACAACGTTGAGAATTTAATGTTGCGTTTAATTCAATTCTACAACGTTCTTCTTCAATATGTAGTTCTATTGATGAATTACAAGGAAATACTTTATAAGGTTTCATAATAAAATTATCCCAACCACCATTATCCCTTACCATAACATATAATTTAAATTGTGATGATTTACAATCTTTTTTATGGTTTTTTTTTCTATCTACAAATGATGTAGTAGATCCTACATAATTAAGACTTGTATCATTTACGTGTATAATCGTGTAAATTACTGATTTGGAATAGTCAATTGGAGTGCGAGGCATTTTAAGGTAATATATGGTATTATTTTAAATCAATTTTAATATAAACAAATAATATAAATGATTGAAATGACACGGTTTATTGTTAAACATATCATTATTAAAATGAAAACTGGAAATAATACTTATTACTCTGTCAAATCTACTCAAACAAAAGATTTACCTTTTATTAAATATGGGTCTGTTTGTCAAGTGAAAAATTTTAATTGTAATTTATACTCATATGCTAAAGTGTTAAGTATTTTAAAAGAAATTGATTCAATCGCTGAAATATATGAGCAAAAATCACATCATACTACAAAGAGTTATAAATTAATTACTGATGATATTGAGCCTATTTGGGAACATTAAATGTCTCTAATATCTGTCATTAAATATTTTGTATTATATATATGTACTGGTAAATACGTCCTCATTATAAATTGTTGGTTTAAAATTCTTAATTTATTTTTATGTATTTCTTTATCGTTATGATAATAAAAACTAATTTGTTGTTTTACTACATTATCATGTAGTTCATCTAATTCTTGTTTTCTTTTATTTATATTCATTTCTATAAATTTATTATTTAATATATCTGCTTGTTCTTGTTGCTTTTTTAATAATCGTCGTTTTCTCATATTTTCATTTTGTTGTTCTTTATCCTTATAAGGCATCTATATTTATATTTGTTATGTCTTTAAGTGTTAGTTATCCTTATGTTATCCTTAAGTTAGGTGCGAGTTATCCTTAGGATATCCTTAAGTTTTTTAATATTAATATTCAATAAATATTAAAAAATATTTAATCTTTAATCGTTTGTGTTATCCTATAAATCATACATTGACCTATTTTCTCCATATTGATTTCCTTCAGCATCAATCAAATCTTCAAATGCGTGATTTAATTCACGTTTAATAGTATATTGTTCATATGGATTAGTTGTTGTATTAGTCATAATAAAATTAACTGAACCCATAAATTGGCGTTCAAAGGCTGAACCTTTTCTCCAATCTGATTTAGTAATTGGTTTAGAAAATTGACTAATAATTTGAATCAATTCTTGTGGTAGTTCCATTAAGATATAATATATTATCTCAATTGTCTTTAAGTTATTTAAGACATATATTATTATCTCAATTATTTAATTTTAATAAATAATATTGTAGTAATATAATGATTAAATCTCCTTATGGTAGACAAGGCAATAAAATGCCTTTACTTAATAAAATATTACCACTTATTCCACAACACGATGTATATGTTGAATTATTTGTTGGGTCTGGTGCTTTATTTTTTAATAAACCATTGGTTAAATCAGTATTGAATGATTTAGATAAAGATGTTTATTATAGATTACAACTCATTAAAAAAGTTCCATTATTTGAGTTCAATGATAAATTAAATACTTTAAATAAATTAAAAAAAGAATATGATAAACCACTCCATACATTAGAGGATAAAGTTATACACGAAAGGATTAAATCTTCTAATGGATTTAATAGTACCCCAATTACGAAATCTTCACAAATATATAAAGATTGTAATCCATATGTTATTGCTAAACAACTACCACATTATAAAGAATATTTAAAAAATACAACTATAACTAATAAGGATTATGCTGTAATATTACATAAATATGATAGTCCTACTACATTCTTTTTTATTGACCCACCTTATGAAAATACAGATAAATCGTTTTATTCTAATAATACATTTAACTATGAAGAATTAAGAGACAATGTTGATAAAATAAAAGGTTTATTTATGATTACTTTAAATGATAGTCCATATATTCGTAAGGTTTTTAAAGGTTATAAAATTAAAGGAATTAAAATAATTAATACGCATTATAATAATACTGGAAATATAGAATTTAGAAAAGAAATAATTATAATGAATTATTTACTCTAACTTATCAAATATACTAAAATAAAGAAATTTAAAATATTTAGGATAATGAACATCATAATTATATAATTTCAAATCCTTCTCATACATGTACTGGTAGAATAACTGTCTATCATCATCCACGATTTTAAAGTCAATCTTTTTAAAGGCGTTATTAATTTTTGTTATATATTCAGTTTCCATATATTCCATATATTATTTATTAATATTATTTATTTAAATAAAAATATAAAATGATTTAGAAAGAAAATAATATCGTTATATAGAAATGGAAACTTTACCTAAAATCCCATACCACACTATTCATAAGGAAAGACTTAATGAACGGCGATTACTATCCTATCATGGACGAGGATTTAATAAAGATTTTATTAAAAATTTAGAGAAAGATTTAGGACTTTCCGCCACAATTGAACGTCTCAAAGAAATTAAAAAAGAAGTGAAAAATGACTCTTTTAAGCAGTTAGCTAAAAAACAGTTAATGGATTCTCTCGCAACTTATAATTAATATTTTATTAAAAGTATATAGAAATAAAATATTATCTTAATATAAAATGGATGGATGGACAGTCAAACAAATTAAATCTTCCATCTTTATTCAAAAAAAAATGAATGAATATGTTGATATTGAACTACTTAATGGATTCATTGAAAATAAAATGGGTATCGTTATTGACTCTAAACCTGAATTAGAACAAATTAATGAATATAGAAAAAGATATAATAAACTTAATAAATCAATTGTTGTCTCTTATAAATTACCACAACATAAATGGGGTAGAATTTTACCTAATCATCATTTGTCTCTTTCTGTATTTCATCGTCCAACAAGACATGCGTTGTGTGAAGAATATATTGACTTTGATATGGTCAATTGTCAAACTTGTATTATTGTTGAACTTTGTAAAAAAAATGGAATTAATAAAAAAAATCTTACTAAATATTCTGAAAATAGTTCTATTTTTAGGAGACAAGTTATGGATAAATATAATGTTAATAAAGATATTGCTAAAAAATTATTTATTTCAATCCTTAATGGTGGTTCTTATAATTCTTGGGTTAAAGATAATAATTTAGAAGAAGATTATTTTGTTGAAATTCAAGATTTACAAAATGAAATGAAAGATATTATTGAGATGGTTTATCTTGCTAATCAACATATTAAAAAAGATGTTCTTAAATTTGATAAATCTAAATGGAATAATGAATATGAGTCAAAATGTGGAGTTATGGCTCTATGGTATCAAACAATTGAACGTCTTGTTCAAGAAACGGCTATTTCTTCTTTAAATATGAAAATTGAAGATATTGTACCTTGTCAAGATGGTTTTATGATTCTTAAAAATAAATTTAATCCTAATATTATTGATAATATTCAAACACATGTTTTTGATACACTTGGGTTGTCTCTAAAATGGATTGTAAAACCTTTTGATGAAGCGATTATTATTAATAGAATTAAATGTCATAAAGATATTGTATTAGAAGCAAAACAAGCAGAAAAAGCACAAAAAATAGATGAAATAAATGAATTAAATACTAAAAATAGTGAGTTATTTAAAATAGAATGTGATAAATTAGAAAAAAATCATTGTCTTATTAAAGATAAATCAGTATATATTTATAATTATAATAATGAAAATGAAATTAGAAGTGAAGCACAAATGAGAACTTCTTATAAACATATTCAAGTTGGATGGACACAATTTGGACTTCCTATTGGTTTTATTGATAAATGGATTTCGTGTAATAATAATATTCGTTCTTATCAACATATTGGTATTTTTCCTAAAATTTGTCCAGATGATACTTATAATCTTTGGTCTCCATTTGCTATGGAACTAATCACAGAATGGGTAGATACTGATATTGAGTTTATTCTTAATCATATTAAAATTTTATGTAATAATGAACAAGATGTATATGAATATTTTTTAAAATGGATAGGTCAAATGATTCAATATCCTGAACGCAAATCTGAAATTTGTCCTGTTCTTATTTCAAAAGAAGGAGCGGGTAAAGGCACATTAATGAAAATATTGCGTATGGTTCTTGGTAATAAAAAAGTATTTGAGACAAGCGAACCATCTCGTGATGTTTGGGGACAATTTAATGGTAGAATGGGTGATTCATTTCTTGTTAATCTTAATGAATTATCTAAAAAAGATATTATTGATTCTTATCAAAAATTTAAACAATTAGTTACTGATGGAGTTATTTCTATTAATAATAAAGGTGTTAATCAAATTGAAATAATGTCTTATCATCGTTTTATTGTTACAACAAATAGTGAAGATCCAATGCCTACAAGTGGTACAGATAGGCGAACGGATATTATTCGTTCCAGTGATGAACTTATTGGTAATAAACAATATTTTAATGATATTAACGCAAAGATTACTATTGATTCATGTAAATCTTTTTTTGAATATTTAAAGAAAATTCCTAATTTAGATAAATTTAGTGAATTAGTTATGCCTATTACTGAATATCATAAGGAATTACAAGAACAAAATGTGTCTCCTATTGAACGATGGATTGATGATTGTATTATGGCTCGTATTGGAATAGATGAGACAGATATTTTTAAAACTACATCAGAATGCTATGGAGATTTTAAACAATGGTGTCTTATTAATTTTCCAAAATATGAAATTTCAAGTATCCAAAAGTTCAGTTGTATACTAAATAATATGAAAATTGATGGAATTTTTAAATACAAAACAAAGACAGAAAGAGGATTTAAATTTACTTTTTTGACACTGAAACACCGAATTGTTTAAAGGTGGCGATGGTGGCGGTGGCGACTAACCTCTCAAGTCCTACAGTAGGATAATAATTATTTTTTATAAATTATTATTATTTGATTTTTTTTTAAAAAAAAAATTTCATTTCATTATATAGACGAACGAAAGTATCGCCACCATCGCCACCATCGCCACCAATGATATTCCTATTATTTATTATTATTTTTCTTATTATAATAGATATAAAATAAAAGAAGAAAAAGATATATATCATCCTCAGTGGTGGCGATGTGGTGGCGATGACGATGAAAAGGTGGCGAGAGATATTATTTATTATCTTAATATAAAGGCATAAGATAATAATAAGTATCTATGGTAAAAGACATAAAATATATAAAACAAGCACAAGATTTAGTATCATTAACATCATATTATTACTATAATAATTTATGTATTAATACTACTATAATAAATAATGGTTGGGATTTTAAAAATAAAACATTTATTCATACTGATTACATAATTACTTTAAGAGGTTGCCTATGGGCTGATGGATTACGTGAAATTATTATACATAAATATTATATTCAAAATAATAAATATATTAATGAGTCAATATGGATTGAGAATACAATGACTAAAGAACTACGTTATAAAGATGAAAAATATAAGTTATATGATAATACATTACATACATGTCATAAAATTTGTATTAATAAAATATCAATATCTAAAGCAAAATATATAATGAATCCTATAATAAGACAAAAAATATTTATTAAATTAATAAAAAAGGTATTAATAAAATTACCACAAGAATTAATAAATATAATAATAAATTGGTAATAAATCAATATAAAGAAATTAAAATATATGTATATGTAAAGTTGATTACCAAAGTCTGGTCAAATGGGTTAGACTCAAGTTCTAATGATTCGTCTTCGTGGGTTCAAATCCCACATCAACTATGGTTTCGTAGTTTAGTCTGGTAGTAACGTTTTCCTGTTAAGAAAAAGGTCGTAGGTTCAAATCCTACCGAAACCGAGATTATAGCAAGTTCGGTTGCCTTGAGGGACGCCTCATGTCGTTAGGTTCAAATCCTAATATAATCATTTATTAACTTAAATAATATTAAAATACTTATATAATGGCTGGATTTCATACAAAGACATTTATTAAACACGATTGCTATATGACGCCTAAATATGCGTGGGAAAATATAAAGGAATATATCCCAAAAAAACAGATATGGGAAGCATTCTATGGAGATGGTAAAAGTGGTACATATTTAAAAGAATTAGGATTTGATGTAATACATGAACCAGTTGATTTTTTTGAAGAAGATTTAGGCGAAATAATTGTATCAAACCCACCATTTAGTGAAATAAAAAAATATTAAATAGATTAAAAATAATTGATAAACCATTTATTTTAATACTACCATCGTCTAAAATTAATACGTCCTATTTGAGAGAATGGAAAAATAAAATACAAATTATTATACCAAGAAAAAGGATACATTTTGATAAAAAGGTATTTACACCAAAAGAATATAAAAGTATCTGTAATTTTGATTGTTTTTATTATTGTTATAAGATAGGATTACCTAAAGATATAATATGGTTAGAATAATGAATTATTAAATTATATATAACAAATAAAATATGTAATCAATACATATCAATCATTAGAAGATTGATATATATTACCTCTAAAAAAAGGAAACAAAACGTGATACCTTATATACCAAATAATTTAAAATAGTTAGTAATATTTTTATTAATATCTTTTGAGTTTCCCCATAAAATAAAACGTGATAATGATGCGGGATTAATTTTAGTCCAATCCTCATTTACATCGTGTCTTTTTAAATAATTATCTTTTGTTTTTTCAGTAGCTCCATCAATATAAGTGAAACCATTAGGAGAACCAAAATGAATTTTTTTATTATCTAATTCAAGCATAAATCGTTTATCTTTGCGTGTAGAATTTTTTATCATTATATAATATGTATATAATTAATTATGTAAATAATTTAGGATATTATCAGATTCTAAAAGATAATTTATATATTTGGAATCAATTATATATACAAATCAAGAATAATCATTAATTTTATTTAATTTTATTTAATTTTATTTAATTTTATTTAATTTTATTTAATTTTATTTAATTTTATTTTATAATTCATTTTCATCGGTTAGTATATTAAATGAATCTTTAGAACGTAACGATCCCGATTCACTATCACAATATTCATTTATTTGTAATAAATCTTTTTTTGAATCTTTTAAAATAATATTACTTTTCTCAATTAATTTACTATATTCAGAAAACATTTCATCTAAAAATAATCGTGCGTTCATATCAGTAGGTTTTAGTGCTAATATTTTATATATTGTAATTGATAATATATAATAACTCTTTGCTAAATCTGTCTCATTATTTATATTTGATGTTAAGTTAAGATACAACTTGGTTGATGATAAAACCGTAATAAACATACTTATTGATGTAACAATTGTTTGTGAATATTTTGGATTTATTACACCAAGACTACTAAATGATGAACTCATCACTGAACTTATTATTATAGGTAAATCAAACCATTTAAGTAAACGGCTATAAGAAAGATATTGATAAGTATGTTTTGTATTTAATTGTACGCTATTGAAACGGATACGCTCTAAAATGTCAACGATATTTCTGTCCCAATTCATTATATATATACATTATATAATGGATGTAATTATAATATCTTTCAAAGCATGATTCAGATTAAGCAATTCTTGTAGCATATAAATAATTGGATGAACTTTGTCCATTATAAGTGACAGTTGATGCTGTAATAGTAGGAGTTAAAAACATTGATAATGTTTGAATACCGTCTGCCTGAAAAATAACTGAAATATTGTGATAAAATTGTGTTGCTCCTGAAGGTGTTATAACACAACTACTTATACCGATTACTGTTGGGACTAGTGCTGTTACTTTTGAAATATCAAGGTATATATTTGCTGAAGTCGTTGCGGTCACTACAAGTCTATAAGAACCTGTTATTAACCAAGTCCCCGCTGTAAATGCCTGTCCTGTCATTATAGTAAAAGCAGCACCTGAAGGCATTGATGTCTGTCCTAATACTTGCGTCAATTTAAAAGTATAACCAATTGATGTTGAACCTACTGGATAAGAATAATTTGGAACAATTGACCTACCAATAGATCCTACATATAATATTCCTGTTGGGACACCAGTATATGCTGATGTAAATAATCCACCTAAATAAGTTAATGCTGAAATAGGAGTTGTAACTTTATTATAAAAAGATGTTCCTCCAGTTCCTCCTTGAGATAAAGATACAATATTCATTTCTCCATTTGATCCTGATAAGTTCCAATCCGCATAAAATCCTGAATTATCTGCTGGAATAGTAGGAGTATATGAACCATTACTTTTAATACCATTTGTATTTATACCTGAACTTGCTGTTAATAAAGAACTAACATTTAATGTTGTATCTGCTACAATCGTATTTATTTTAAGAGAAGTCATATAATATATAGCAATATAATAATATAATTAACCTATTCTTGTCACCCAAAATTGAGAATATCCTGCTCCACCAATTGTTAGACAATTTGCTGTTCCTGTATAAGTAAATGCTCCTGATAAAACAATTGTTCCTGCTATAGGTAAGGTAACCACACCAGCAATCATTGGTGAGGGAATATTTAACGATGATGCTGTAAAAGCAACTGAACCACTCCATAATGACTGTAAAGGAAATGCTGGTGTTGTATTGGGTGCTGGTGTGTTTATTTCTAAATAAACCATTGTAACAGTGCCTGTTGCTCCAGTATTGACCTTCGCACACAATGAACCTGTAACTAAATATACACCAATTGGTAATGATGCTGATGTATAAACAGTTGTTACATTACCAGTGGTAAATACTGTTGTTGTTGCGTTTTGTGTAGCAAGTGCTGAATAACCTATATTTGAATAACTTGTTGGTTTTGAACCAACCGATAAAGTAATTGGTGCTGTAGTAGTTAATCCAGCGAAAGTTTGAATCGCAGTCCAAGAATGTATTACTCCTAAAAAATAAGTAAATGCTGATGTCACCCAATTTTTAGTGACTAAACTTGTTGGAAGAGTCGCTACATCAGGATAGGCAACAATGGTTGCTGGAGTAATAGGTAATTGTGTAAATGAAGTATTTGTATCTGCTACAATCGTATTAATTTTTAAAGATGTCATTATATTACGACTACATAATAATTTAGCGAAGAAACACCAGCAAGAGAAGATAAAATATAACTGAATGTGGTTAAGGTAGTTCCTGCTAATGCTGCTGATACAATCACTGTTCCTGACCCCATATCAACAGTAAGAAGGACAAGAGGAATAACAGTATATGTTTTAGCAAATGTTAATGTCCCTGTGATTGCTAATACTGGTGTAGAAGCAGATGTAATTTTTCCTTTTTCCGCATAAGCAATAGCATTTTTAACCCAAGTAGAAGTTACTAATCCTGTATCAAATAAAGGATATGCTGGAATACTAGCATTTGTTACTGGTTGGGATGTAAATGTTTGTGTTAAATCCCACGTTTGTGATTGTGTTTTAAAATAAGTAAGAGCAGTTTGAACCCACGCAGTAGTTGGAACATTTGTATTATTTGCTGATCCTGATCCAATTGTTCCATTATTTATAGGAACTGTTGTAAATGTTTGTGCTAAATCCCATGTTTGTGATTGTGTTTTAAAATAAGTAAGAGCAGTTTGAACCCAAGCAGTAGTTGGAACATTTGTATTATTTGCTGATCCTGAACCAACCGTTCCATTATTTATAGGAACTGTTGTAAATGTTTGTGCTAAATCCCACGTTTGTGATTGTGTTTTAAAATAAGTAAGAGCAGTTTGAACCCACGCAGTAGTTGGAACATTTGTATTATTTGCTGAACCTGAACCAACAGTTCCATTATTTACAGGAACTGTAGTAAATGTTTGTGCTAAATCCCAAGTATTAATATTTGCTTTTAAATAAGTAAGAGCATCACTGACCCAAGTTGTGGTAGGAACTGTAGATCCAACAGTAGGATATGCGGTGGGAGTTTGTTGAAGTGTGATTATTCCAGTGCTAATTGTAGATAAGGATGTTCCTAAAATACTCATTTTTCTCGTTGCTGAACCTAAATTAAAATCTCCAAGAGACGCAAATCCAAAACCAATATTAATTGAACCAGTTGCTGTGCTTCCAGTTCCAGCAGATATATACATATTCGTCGCACCACTTCCAATATAAACATTTCCACCTGAAAACGCACCGTCGTGAATTCTTGTATCACCTGAACGACCTGCTCGTGTTGCTAATTGTAGCGAACCATAATTAAGGTTGTAACCTACTTTTAATGCCGCTCCAGGGGCGATACTGCTTGTTCCTATTAAATTATTACCAATTAATACTTCTGTATTGATGTTATTGCTATTTAATGCGTTTGCTGAAACAACCATACTACCAATATTTGTGGTTGCGTTTGTAAAAGAGTTTGAGCCTGTAAATGTATTATTTAAAGATAAAAAATTTGAACCAGAGACAAGTGGTGTTGTAATATAAGAATAGGTTGTATTTTGAAATTGACTATCTAATGTATGTCCAACATCAGTTCCAGTGCCTAAACTAAAAATATTAACAATTAATCTATCAGTGGAAAGTAAGGTTAATATTCCTAAAGTTAATTGAGCAAAAAATACATCAGTAACACTTGTGTTTATATCTGCTGAATACCCACTTGTTCCCAGTAATATCTCATTTCCTGCTAAATCTCGTTTATAAAGTGTAAAAAAATATCGTAATACACCCGCACTGCCCCCAACCTGCTTGCCGAATTGATTTAATTCCCAAATACCTGAAGGAATAGTTACTGTTCCTGGATAACCTGAATCAGTAATAAATGAGGCAATCGTTTGTGTGCCTGCCTGTGGTGTGTTGAGTGTTGTTTGTGTGGTAATTACAATTGATGTGCCTAATTGCCTATATGGACTAATTGCGTCAGAAACAGAATAATTAAAATATAGATTTGTTCCAGAACCAGAATTAACGAGACGTGAATCAACATATGCTTTGTTCGTAAGATCATCTGCTGTTACGGGGTCAGCAACGCAGTGCGGGGCAGCAAATGAAAACGTGGTTTGGTATGATATATCCATGTCTGTATCAATATTTAAAGTTCCATCACTAATAATACTATTTAACTTTGTGCTCATTATATAATATAAATATATTATTTATAAATTGATATTTATAATGCGATAAAGTTTAAAAAAGAACAACCGTCACCAGAAATAGTATATGTAAATTTAATCTCACTAACACTAACAAGATTTGCTATATAAGTATTAGTAGATCCACTAACAACAGTAAGTATAACAGTAGGAGTATAGGTAAATGAAGCACTAAATGTAGAAAAATAAACTGACCCACTTATTCCAGGTGTAGCAACCGAACCATTACAAATTAAATTATTGAGTTCAATCCATTGAGGTGCTGTTCCAGCTCCAGTTCCCATAAGAACTTGACCCATATCACCCTGAACACCATTAATAGATAAAGCATTTAATGAAAGATCTAAACCATCTGGACATGATATAGTTAAATTATCGCCTATAGAATATAGACCTTTTTCAGCATTGAATTCTAATTTTTCTGTGGTTAATATAACATCTACAGAACCTATAAGATGAATATCATTTTGAGTTATAGTATTGCTATAATTTCCAGAAACTAAATTCATTTCTAACCTTTTGTAAGTTGAAATATCAGTTCCATCTGTAAAAAATACTTGATCATTAGTTAATTTACCAACTACTGCGGATTTAGTAAAAACAAGACCATTACTAGGATCAATTTGTGCTAAACCAACAGCACCAGAAATATCAATACTGTTACTTGTTGCTACTAAATTGGAAGTATCATTTGTTATATTTAATCCTGATGTAAGATTAGCATTTATTTCAGTAATATATGAATTTGGATTTGAAATACTGAACCCATTAAGACCATAAGAAGCAATCTTAGTTGTAGAATACTCATTCATAGTAACTCCATCTTTTTTAAGGTCTAATAATTGTAATCCATCAGTAATAGCCATATCATTCGTAGTAACATTAGAAATATCTGTTACTTCTTGTAAATTGGGAGTTGTAGGTAAATCAACCCAATTAATGCCTGATAAAGTATTGCCTAATACTTGTCCAACATTTCCAGAAGAATCATTAATTAAAAATTGGGGAATACCCGCATCACAACTAATAGCAAGTGAGGCAGAAGATGATGATATTGTTAATTGTCGTTCATTTGCGAACAAATTATAATCAATATTTTGAAGACTCAAACCTGCGTGATAAATATTACCTACTTCAACTTGTGAATACAATTGAGTCCTTGAAAATTGACTTGAAGAAAAATCATCTATTAATGTTTCTGAAGATATAAAAGGTGTTGGAGTTAAAGAATTTTTGGACGCAAAAATATAATTACTTACATAACTTATTTCATTATAATCCAAACCACCTATTAATTTTATATTATTTGTAGTTACATTACTAATGTCAGTTACTTCTTGTAAATTGGGAGTAGGAGTAATAACATCACCCCATACTACATTTGTTCCATCATAAGTGATTGCCTGACCACTTGTAGGAGCAGTTCCATCAAGATTAAAACTAACATCAATAACTTGCTGTAAATTAGGAGTAGGAGTTGTAACATCACCCCATACTACATCTGTTCCATCATAAGTAATTGCCTGACCACTTGTAGGAGCAGTTCCATCAAGATTAAAACTAACATCAATAACTTGCTGTAAATTAGGAGTAGGAGTTGTAACATCACCCCATACTACATCTGTTCCATCATAAGTAATTGCCT